ATATTGGTATATAACTCACTAATATGCCCATGGGCATATAAGATTGGTATATATTCAAGATTCATAAAGATAGGCCATTCAGTTAAAGGAATATCTTCTGATGTTAACTTAGTCACTAGACTTTCCGCATAAAGACCAAGCGGTAAGTGTTTGTCACTAAGATAATTTCGAGAAGATTCTTCGAATGCTTCAACAGCTATTGAGGTAAAGACACCGTGACAGTCATAAACTGCCATGTAGTCCGACCTAATAGGTGGTGGAGTAAGCCGAGTCTTATACCAGAGTAAGGCGAATGCCTGATCTGCTGTAATACGGGCTCTTATCATTTTCATGATAACTTCGGAGATAAATGAGGATTCTTGTATATACGAAAGGAATCTTTTCCTAAGTTTGGAGAAGTCCTTCACGTGTATATAGTAATCTTTACTTAATTCTTTAACTGCCTCACTAATTCCTGATTTAGAAGTCCAACCACGTTCCTCACAGTCAATAAGGAGATTTACCATCCGGTAATACCGTTTGATAGAACTCCTTAATGAGCTAATTGGAAAGGGGGTGACCTCCTTACCGTCTAAAAATAACCTCTTTGAAAACTCGTAAAGAGTTATCGATGAGTGTGTTTTTAACGGGGAGAAAGTTACTCCTAAATCAGTTATAGCTCTGGTATATGCTTCTGCTAAGAGACGATCACCAATTACGATGTCGTCCCCAAGCATGACATACTTGGCTTCGTTAAAAGGGATATCTAATTCCCTACAACAACAGTATACCACGAAGTGGTGTGCTAGAGTTGTACTTGGCCAAGAGGAATACATCCCCATAGGGGTACCTACTTCATACTTGATCGAATTCACTTGGTCAAGCATAAATGGTTTTTCAACCATTAAGTACCTCCATGAGTCTGCATATTCCTTACCAAACCTGATTGACAATATATCGTAAACTAAGATTATCGGAAATCTATCAGTAAAGGCTGTTAAGTCGATACTGTAGTATTCGGTCCAATCTTTCGTATACTTTATAAAGTTGGACTGGTCAAAGGTACAATCAGCTGGAAGTTTACGCAAAACCTTATTTAAATAAATATGGAGAGGACGTAAGGCTGTTTGGGAGTAATAATCCCCAATAGCCACTACTCTCACCTTATCTTCTTTATCAGGGAAATGTGTAATCCTCCGACTGATTTTACTTTTCCAGGGAAAATACTCTTTTAAAATATTGATGTTTGTAGAAAGAAAAGTTATTATACTGATCATTTTACTCCCACCAATAATTTTCAAGTGGTATTTATCCTCGTCAGTGAGATTATAAAAATCATTCATTGAGCTATATAAAGCGTGGTCCTGTGAAGGGCCCGTTTTTGTAGTCCAGTGGTAATTTTTAAACTTTACTGAACCAGTAAACCTGTAACCAAGTTTAGTATAACCTAAAGTTTCCCAGAATTCCTTTATATATTCGCGCTTATAACATAAACCACTTGATGGTGTAGTTATAGTACTAGTATCTAAAGGTCCTCCGAGACTTGCTCCTCTTGTACTATATAATATTGTCAGGGCCAGCCGAATTACTTCGGGTGATCTAGATCGTATATACGGTATAATAGGACCAAGTACTTTAGGAATACCATCCTTTGTAATAGGACAACCGTCAACAGTCTTATTAGGGAACTCTCCGCTGAGGAAGAGCAATAAAGCAGTTCTCAATTGCTTTATATATGATAGGAGGAAAACATCCCCTCTATCACATACCTTCTGAAGCTTATTGACTAAAGGATAAAAGCAGAAAATACTACAAGGAAGGTTAGAACTTTCTTCAAAGTTTCTAGCTAACCAACTAATAACTACTAAGGCCAGATTGAGTAAGTGTGAAAACTTGCTTAATTTTGCTTTTAATAGTTTTTTAGGTGGCATTTTCATGTTTGTAGGTTGGGTTCTTGATTGAAATCAAGGAATACCTCTAACGAGGTGGTTCTCTC